CGCCACGACATTGATGTCGGTGATGTCGATGTCGATGATGTCATCGCGGTCGAGCTTCTGCTTCTTGTAGATCGTGGTGGGACCAGTCGTTCGCTTCATCAGCTTGATGACTTCGTCCTTCTTCTGGTTACCCTTGATGTAACCCTTCGCACGAGCCTCTTCCTCGGTGATGTCGAAGACGATCGACTTGACCTTGGAGAAGGGGATGTGCTTGGTGCCACCGAGGACCTTGGGGACCCAGCCCATGCGACGCGAGTAGATCTCCGGCGCACCGATGGTCTTGGCGTCCGGGAAGAGCGTCTCGATGTCCTGGATGCCATAGTCATCCGCGTGAGCGAGGACGGCCTCCTCGAGCGCCTCCTTGAAGGTACCGATCTTCTTGGCGCGGGTCATGATCTCCGCGAAGTCAGCGTGGGTCAGCTTGCCACCGGTGGTGACCTCGCCCTGCTGCTCGAAGAGGTTGTGAGTGGGGCTCATGTGTTCGAATCCTTCCTTGATCTTGTTGTCGACGTGCGCGAGAACGTCGTCGATGTTCACGGTCTCGGCGTGCTCTGCCGAAGCCGAAGCCTCCTTCTTGGCGCGCTCCACAGCGTCGCCGAGCATGAAGTAGACGACAGCCTTCTCGGTGTCATCCAGTCCTTCGAAGACCTCCTTGATGGACTCCGCCGAAACTTCGGCGTGCTCCAGGGTCTCCTCTTCCTTGTTACCCATGTCATTCTCCATTTCGAATGTGTCCGAGTGCTCGAGTTCGAGACCCGTGTAGATAATCGCCTCGTCGAGAGTGTGAATACTGTCTCCGTGGAGCATGTTCACATTCTCAATGAAAGCGCCAGGGTTAGCGCCTGCAGTAACGAGACTGACTTCCTTGATGTCGCCGTGATACACCTCACGACCATGCCGATTTGCACGCTCGGTAAGGTTGTTGGCGTAGATCGACAAAGAGACGATGTCTCCGTGCTGAACGGCCTTCTTCATGTGCTGGCCACGCTCGGAATCGTTGAAGAATCCGTACGTGTAGACACCGAATGCACGATCTTCCAGCGTTGCGTGACCCAGGATGTTCTCCGGGTCCTTATGCTGGTGCATCCAGACGAGCGGGACGGTCACCTTGTCCATGTGCTTGAAAGCACCGGCCTTGATGGTCCGACCGTCGGTGCACTTCAGATCGTTCTTCGTAGCCCAGCCGCTGAAATCGGGCTGCTGGTCTCCCATTTTGAAGGGCTCCCTTCTAGTTTCTATCGAACCTGATCTTTATACTCCTTCAGCGGTTGCGTCAGAAGTTTCAGAAGAAGCCCCAGCTGGGAGTTCCTTCTGAGGCATGTTGGAGTTAACGAGCTTGTCTGCCTTAGGATCGTCGGAAGGACGGAAACCAAGAAGTGCGCGCGCCTCATTCGAACTGAGAACCTCATTGCGGAGGAGCTTGTCGATGAGCTCAGCAAGGTCACTGAGCGGAACAAGCTTGAACGGATCTGCCAAGAAGTCGACTGCCTGCCCCTGAGTCCTCGCCGTCTTGGTGAGGAAGGTGCGAGTGATCGCCTCAGCAAATGCCCGAAGAACGGGCTCGAGAGTCCGGTTTCGGTAGTTCAGGATCGTGGCCTCATCGGCGGTGCCCTTGAAGACCGACTCATCCAAACCAAGCTGAGCATACAACTGACCCATCAGATACTCGATCTGCTTGAGCATGTTGTTCTCGGCCGGTCGGTTGAGCTGGGTGATCTTCTCAGTACCGTCGGTATAGGCGATCCCGTACTTGGATCCCTTAAGCTGGGTCTCGATCTGGTTGCGTCGAGATTCAGCTTGTTCTCGTTTGGTCTCAGTCTTGATCGTGTACGGAAGCTGAATGATGAGGTCAAGCTTGCCGGAGCCGGCTGCCTCATCCACTGCGTCCAGGAGTTGGAGCTTCCGAATCACTCTCTGAAGAATCGAGTTAGGCTCGTTCATCACAGAGTAGAACGGATTCTCAACGATGGCGACTAGACGCTTAGGGAGCATGAGCTCCTCTCGCACACCAGTCTTCTGGTTGTACACCGATACACGAACAAAGCTGGGATACCAGGCGACGATGTCACCAACTCGCAGCTGGCGAATATCGTAACCGCCGGTATCATTCGGATTCTTGTCAGTCTCCACGGGAACGATCGCGACGACGCCCTTGTCAAAGAGAGTCAGCGCCATGTCGAGTCGAAACGCAGTTCCTGCCTGGTCGAGGTTAGCTTCAACCGTCAAACAGTCATTCAAGCCGCTCTTAATCGTCTCGATGTACCGATCGTTCGACATGTCCTTTCGAATATGGCGAAGGTAGATCTGTGCAACGTCAACGCTAAGACGCATGATGATCGAAGAGAGGATTGACTTCTCATTCGTGATGGTTGAGCGACGACGATCTGAACGATCACCGAAACTCGCCGCACCAAACGAACGATAGTCAGCCACAGGCTCTTCCTGGATGGAGCCGGTAAAGGCGTCCCATGCGTGCTGAAGACGATCACGGAATCCCACTAGTCACCTCCTTTCAAATATCGAGCTCACACCTTAGGAGCGAGCGGACAGGCTGAGACCGATCGACGCGGCCGTGAGACCACCGACGATTGCCCAGTTGATTCCATTGGCGATCTTCTCGCCGGAGGTCATCTTCGCCGCCGTCGCCGCGTCAGGGTTGTTCACGAGCTCATCAGCCATCTTGTCGTACTTACGAACGGCTGCCTCTGCAGCTGCCCGTCCGTTGGCCGAATACGTCTTGAACGCCTGACGCTCGAGCTCGACGCCGCGCATGCGCTGACGCTCACGAGCATCGGTGATCTCCTTGTTCTTGGCGGCCTTGCGCTCCTGACGAGAAAGACCCGAAGACTTGGCGATCGCATTCTTGCGCACGCCCCACTTCATACCTTTCTTACCGTAGTGCTTCAGCTCGTCATCGACTTCCACGCCCATGTGGGCAAGGTAGTCATCTACTTCGGTGCTCATTCGAACGCCTCCTTGTTGAGTTTGTAAGCGACCCATGCGTCGACGAGAGCAGCGACATTGTCGATCTTCTGCTCTTGCCGCTTCTTGTAGAGCTTACGGTTTCCGTTGGTGTCCTCGAGAGTGATCGCATTACCCATCGCCCAGCCCATGAGGGACTCGTCGAATATGAGCAAGCGCTCACCACTCAGGTGCTTGATCTCTCCCAGCGGGACAGATTCAGTTCGAGCTCCCTGGGGTACTTTCTCGATCCCGAACGGACCGTTCTCAGCTTCCCATCGAGTCACGAATTCCTTCGCATTGTATGGGTCGTAGCCAAAGGCACTAACGTCCCACTCATTACGAATGATGTATGCATCAAGATCGTCGTAGACTTCCATCATGTCAAGGGTTGCACCCTCGAGGATATGAAGACTGCCCTCCTTGATGAACTCCTGATACTTCATCTGCATTGCAGCGGGAAGTTTCTGCATCGTAAGAGAGGAGATGTAGCTTCGAGTCTTGACTCCGAACCTCTCGCGCGGGAGCGGGAAGAGGAACGTGAAGGCACAGAAGTCGTCACCCTGTGAGAGGTCGGCACCCATGGAACAAAGCATCCGCCAGAACCGCTGAGGGTTGTGAGTCTGCGTCTCTTCATAGGTGAAGAAGTACGTGTAACCTTCCATCGGAATGCCAAAGCGCTTTGCGAGGATGTCGTTCCTTGCGGCGGGCGCCTTCTCGGCTCGCTCGACATCCAGATGATACGTCTCATACGAAACCGTGAAGTCAAGGTTAGGCTGAGCCTTAAGCCACATCTCGGGCTTACCAACTTCGGAGATGTCGTCGAGTCTGTACCACCAGATCGAGATGTGCGGAGCGATGTAGTCCCCACGGAGAATGTCCGTAAGTTCCATTTTGATGGTGTCGCCAACACCGTTTCGAACAGTACCCTCAGAGCTAGTAGCAATGATCAGGTAGTCTTCGATACCGCCCTTTGCGGCACTCTGCTCAATGGCACCGATGACGTCTTCACGGACATCGCCGGAAAGCCACTCATCAACCGTACCAATCTTGCTTCGATAGCCCTGAAGCTTGTCGATCTTCATCGGAAGAACTTCGATGATCGAGTTCGTGAGGAAGTTCTCGACGCCCTTCTTGGTTGAAGCGAGCTTTACTCGAGTCATCTTCGAACCACTGGTCGCGAGGATAGAACCCTCGGTCAGGAACTTGAAGAGTGGACCACGAGCTCGGGCGATCGCCGTCTTGATGGGCGCAATGACCTCCTGGGCCTGCTTCATCGTCGGGGCGGTCGTCACCTGGTGGGTTGTTGCGGGATCGATGTTGAGGAAGTATGCCTGGATACATGAGGCGTACATCGTCTTCGCGCCACCTCGGGCAACGATGATGTACTGCTTCCGTACAAGGCGCATCTTGATCAGCTTGCGCTCGTAATGCCCGCCGTGATTGTCCTTACTCGGGACATAGACGGTTCGTTCCTCGAAGTAGAACCAGCTTAGCGCCGCTTCGGCCCATAGTTTGAATGTGTCGAGAAGGTGTAGATCGCTACCATCAGTGAGAGTAAGCTCACCTTCACAGTACTTGATAAAGCCGTCAATAGCGCCATCGTCGTAGAAGAAGTTCGGGTTGGCGATGAGATCGTCAATGCGGTTCATCTCCAACGAGACCATCTCGTTTACGGGGATTTCCCCGCTAAGCACCTTTTCGCGAAATGCAGCGTAGTACTTAGGAGTCGCCGTATTGGAAAGACCCATCGCCAACCCTCCTTTCTATTACTTGAGAATGTCTCGGACCAGCTTGATCGTGGCTTGTCCTGCGGGACTCTTCACGAAGGTGAATGCGGCGTTAGCCGTTCCACCCACAGCGAGAATCGTGCCCGCGATCGCCGTGCCGGTCTTGATCTTCTGCAGACCCGTTCGAGACTGCAGTTCGTTGTTGGTCTTCTCGAGCTGAAGACGCTTGTTGAGGTCTTCGAGCTCCTTGTTCGACATCTGAGAACGAGGCTTAGCCTTGAGTTCTCGGGACCGTGCGTGGTCTTCGGAGACGACCTTGCTGGTCACTCGTCCATTAGCCCCACGCTGTCGAACAACGCCCCACTTCATTCCCTTTTTGCCGTAGTGCTTCAGCTCACCAGGAACATCGACACCGTAGCCGGCGAGAATATCGTCAGCGATGGCCATTACTCTTCTCCTACCACGGGTGTTGGGACCGGATCCGCCTCGACCATAAGCGTCCACTCCAGCTTGTCGGCCTGCTTCTCAAGCGCGGTCACGAGCGGGCCTGTAGTGGGCGGGTCGAAGGTGAGACGGACACGAATATAGATGTACGTCTTGACCGCATGAAGGTTCTTGCTGTCTCCGATGAACTCGGGCCACAGGTTGTTCTCATCATCGATCGTATAACCCTCAGGAGGGCCGACATTGATCTGATTCAGGTTGAAGAAGACGGTATTGATCAGGATCATGATGTCCAAATCATACGTGGTGTCGTCCCATTCCTGACCAAGCATCTGCTTGATGTCATGCAAAATACTATTAGTCACCTGGGGCATAGGACCCTCCTTTCTTAGTTACCATAGCTTCGTATCACCGGGACGACGCTCCACAAGCGGTAGCCTGAGAAGCGATTTGTCCCCGAAATGGATAGCATTATGGGTGTTGTGGGTTGTGGTGATGAGATTATCGGGATCTGTGAGAAGCGGATGTCCAGTCTCTAGATGCTCGACAGTCATCGGAATAATGTGGTGAATAATCGGTCGTGCAGCGATTTCATACCCAGTAATACCCAGGTCGCAACCGTTATCGCGAGCAATTATGTCGTGTCGAAGGTCTCGCCATTCACGAGAACGGTAGAACTCTTGGTTCATCCATCGCTCGAAACCAAATGTCTCAGCGCCCACACGAGCCTTGAGAGATAGGTATTCGAATCGCTCTTCGAACGTGTAAAGACCTTGAAGTTCGGGATATGACCTAGTAGTCATCCTCTACCTCCGTCGCTCCTCCACCCTTGTACTCAGTAAACGCTTGCATAGCGTTCTCGAGAAGGGTTTCCATCTTGTTTGCAGAGCCAGCCTGTGCGATCTTAGCCTCGGCGAGACGAGTCTCGTACTCAAGGCGAGCAATCTCTTTGCGCTCGCGCACGGAGTTGGCTTTCAGGAAATAAGTGATTACCTGGGCTGATGCCGAACCGTCCAGAAGCTGTTGCTCAGCAAGATCGAAGGCGTAGGAGCCTAGTTGCTGTTCGCGAGCCTCTGGTGTGGTAGCCGGTCGCCGGCGAGGCCTGCTGTTTCCAGCGTTTTCGCGCTTGGCGACCATGGTAATCACCTCCTTAAAAAGTATAGGGTCTGCAGGGTCCCTCTAAGGGGCCGTCAATTCTCTGCGCAAGTCGTCCCGAAACGACCGGCGCCTCTTGAAAGGAGAAGGGCTGATGAACCCCTGAGTTTTGAGAATTGACGACCCGTTAGAGGGACCCTGCAGAAAACGATCACTCAAAGTTACGAATGATCGGAATGTCCTTAGTGCTTCGTGGCTCTACGAACGCAAGATTCTTGTTCTTGATTCGAGTTGGCCACCACCTATAGATTGCGAGAAGAACCGCAAGCGAGGTGATTGCGAAGGCTACGTAACCATAGACAATGATTCGCAGCAGTGTTATCCAGCTGAATACATCCGGTGGGGGAATTGATCTATTGTAGCCACTCGTCGCAGGACTGATGAAAGTCCCAACAAACGAGAGCAAGATCACACCGACAAGAGACAACATGAACCGGAAAATGAACTTGCCGGCAGTAGTTGCTCTAGGGTCGAACAGGATGTAGTACGCGATTACGAATACTACAATTGCAAAGGAAATGTATCCTACGAGAATCCGTCCTGCGACCATCATAAGGCTGTTGATGAATTCGAAATCCATCAGTATATCTCCTTAGGTAGCAAAGTGAATTCGAAATCCGTACCGAAACCGTTTCGACCACTACGCCACTCCAGATAAGACGCAATGGAATTCATCCGTGGTCCTTCTCTCTTGAGTGTCGCGTTGATTTCTTCGGTCTGCTTGTTCAGTTCCTCAGGATCTACACGTTGAGCGAGTCGAAAACGTTTCTTCATCACGTTTCAACCTCTCTTCGTTTGGGGGTTGTTTCCTCGAAGAAGTGCTTGACGATTTCGTTAGCAGTCACTTGTTTATCCAATGCTGACGCCGTTGTAGCGAGAGTATCGGATTGTTTAGTTGCTGCATCTTCTAGTCTCCGGTATCTTCCGCCGGGAACCCACCACTCTCGGAATGCTCCGATCACGATGAGCAGGCAGAGGCCAAGGAATAGAGACCAACCTCCTACGTTTACCCAGTCGCGCGCGATGATGGCGCTAATGGGATCAACAGGTTCGCCAGTCACGAAGACCGGCGTCAAGAAAAAGTGCTTCATGAAGCGGCCTCCGATGACTTGCTTGTAGGGAAGACCAGAGGGCCGGCGCTGGGGGGGAGCAACCGACCCTCTGGGGTCTTACTTGAGTCCCTCGAGGAACTCCTTGTTCAGTTCTGCCTGAGCGGCGAAGTACTGAGCCATGTACTCGAGCGAGACACCGTCCGGAAGATCGGGGTCGGGCTCAGGATCAGGATCAGTGTCCGGATCAGGCTGAGTGGGAACCACCCATCCGAGCACATCGAAGAGATCGTTGCGCGCGAGGTTACCGTCCGTACGTCCGTACGTCTTCGGGCTGCCCGAGTAGTTACCCGGAACAAGCTCCTCGCTTGTGTACTGCCAGATGATCTCGTCGCCAGCGGGGTTAGCCGAAGGCTCAGGATCACCGGAGTTACGACCCCACGACGCGATCCACGGAAGCCAGCCGAGATCCTCGAGCGGCGACCAGTCGAACGCGTTGTACAGACTCAGGCTCAGGTAGAAGAGACCCTTGACACCAGGGTAGTGCTTCCGCAGCTGAATAACGTAGCGCACGGCTTCGTCAACAGTCCACGGATCGGTGTCAGTGTCATCCTCACGCTCGACGTCCATCGCAGCAATATCGCCAGGACGGAAGTTCGAGTTCGCTTCGAAGAAGTCCGCACTCGACTCGGGAGTGAGACCGTTCTTGCGTCCGTTGAACCAGTAGTGGATGAGCTTGATCACGCCAGCGGCGAGAGCACGATCGAACTGGTCCTTGTAGCGCGGAGCAATATACGGCGAGTCGTCAGCGTTGCCACCACCCATCTTCAGACCAGCGTGACGACCACCCGCAGTGAAGTACTCGGAGAAGTCGAAGCCACCCTGGCTGCTGCCAAGGTCCGGAAGGAAGAAGTATCCTTCAGGCGCGGGCGGGAAGACGGGAATCGTGACCGGAGGCGGAGTGACGACCGGCGGCGGAGTTGCAGTTCCGTCGAGTTCGCGGTTGACCTGTGCGACAGCCTTGACAAGGTACTCGCTCGTGAGGCCAGCAGGAAGACCATCCTGAAGTCCAGGATAACCCGCCTTGTCGAAAGCCCACTTCTGAAGGAAGTACCCGTAGTTGGACGGAGCTTCCTGGTCGAGGTTGTGAGGGATTCCGTCGATGCCGTAGTCGCCCGGCAGATAACCCCAGCGCTTGCCGAGCTCCTGCCAAGACTTGACGCTGTTCTCACCGAAGTCGCCGTCGACAGTTCCGTCGCCGTAGAGGACGCCGTAGATACCGAGACGCTTGGCGAGCTGCTGCATCGCACGCATGGCATCGGCCGTGAGACCGTACCAGTGGTAGTTGACGAGACCCGGCGTCGCCGAGCCCTGTCCACCAGAGACACCCGCGCGAGCTGCCTGGATGTCGGGAGCCGGGTCGGAGTTCTGTCCGGACCAGATGTGCTCCCAGTCGTTGGCGTCATCCTCAGTCGTATGGATGTGCGGACCGCTCCAGCTGCTACCAGGGTTCTCACCCCAGCCTGCAACGAGGCCGACCGAGTCTCCGGGATAGAGACGATCGCCATCATTGGGACGAGTGCCCAGCTTGAGGTGCGCCCAGCCGATTGCGCGGCCGTCGCGAACTCGAACCGCCGTGACGCAGTAACCGAGGAACGAAGAATAGATGTCACTCTTCGTAACGATGCACTCTTCGTAGGCCACGACCTCTTGGCCGGCGCCTCGACGATAGTCTGCACCTCGGTGAGGACTTGGTCGACCCGCAGTGGAGCCGAACGGATCAGTCAGAGTTGCGTAACACTCCACTACTGCCGCGTTTGCCATTGGTTCACCTACCTTCTTAGTGAGTCCTTGCCGGTTTGGTACCAGTCAAGGAGAGTTTGACCCCACTTTCCGGAGGCCCTTTTGAAGCGACTCCCCCGGAAAAATCCCCCCGGGGAAATATAGAAGAG